GCGGTGACGTCATGTGGCGGAGGTGTTGTGGGTGATACCACGGGCGACACCCCGGCCCCTGCCGGGGCCGTAGCGGCTGGTGTCGCTAGGGACACTGCTGTGGGTAAGCAGTGCTTGAAGACGAGGTCGGCGAAACCAGTGTTGTCTGCGCCAACTTTGAAGCCTCCTTCGACCGTGCCGAGCAACGCCACGTAGGCGTCCGCCGAAGGGCAGACTCCCAACTGCACGGCACGGTTCTTCTCTTCATCCGGGTCACCTCGGGCGAGTTCCTGACGGAACCGCTCAACGATAGTCCCAACACGAAGGGTGCTTCGCTCTATCTCTGCGTCCACATCGTGGTCTGCGTGCGCCTCGCCGAAATGGAAGTCCTCAATATTGAGGTCCAGACGGTGGAGGTCGTCCAACGAGAGCTCGGCGTTTGTGTCAACATAGTTGCCAAATTCCCGGTAGAGCAGGCGTGCCATCTGAGGGTACACGCGTGCCAACGGGTAGCACTTGGCCACTATTCCAGGCGCAACAGCGCGCATGAACTTGTCCTTGTTGCCCTCCAACGCTGCCGTGATCGCCACCTTGTTCGTGGTGTAGGCTATGTTGGTGAGGTTTCGGACCAAGTCCGGCGCGCAGAGTTTGCCATCGAGTCCGGTATCGGTGACCGCAAAGTGCCACCCCGTGAACTCGGCAACGCCGCCCGGTTTACGCCAGAACAGCTTGGGTCGGTGCCCCAGCTTTGTCCAGCGTGCTGACATACTCGCCAGATACTCGTCCGTCATGTTCTGAGATGGAGCACTCGGGCAACGAAATGATAACACTGAGTCATCGCCCTCGTAGGCCATCTTGACGAAACGCACCAGTCCATCGACGCAGGATACCTTCTGACCGTTCTGCTTGATCAGCTTCGCTGCGTTCTCTCCTCCTGCTACCCAGCACCAACACGTAAGGTTTGCTAGGAAGTTGAGCACCGAAGTGCCCCGGCACCCACTACGGCGAATTGCGTCTATAACGACGCGCCAACACTTGCCCTTTGGGATATCGCATCCTAATGCCTTCGACGCGTCCGAACTCCCCTTGTCTTTACGCAGGGAGATGGTGAGCATCTTGAGCTTGTTTGCGTCCAGCCGCGCAGCAACGAAGTCGGGAGCGGCTTCTGAGAGGAGGTATTTCTCCACCATCTTAGCCACGTCGTCCATGATTGGATTCTCCACGATTTCGCGCAGGGCGAGACTCATACATGCGTCCCAAGCTGAGCCGTCGTTTTCTACGATGGCGGCAGTTAAGTTGAGCGTGGCGGTCGAGTCAGGGGTGATCATCACAGGATCCGTTCTGTGCTTCAAGTCCTTGACAACTCGCTGCATCGCTTCGACCTTCGGCAAGCCTTTGATCGATCGGTGGCGGTGTCGCTTGAATAACCATGCCTCCAGGGTACCGACTATCACCCAGGCCATTACCTGGCCTCTGTCGCCGTCCGACACGAGGAGCCGTGGCGGCTTCCCCCGTTTGGACGGCTCCAGTTTGATCGCTGCGTCGAAAGTGTACCGTGGTGCGAACTCCATGAAGAGCGTACTCAATGCGCGATTCGCGCGAGTATAGCTCCACTTCTTGCTCGCCCACCCTTTGACGCCGATCTTGTCTTGGATGATCTTGTCGATCAAGGTCTCGTCGGCCTTGATTTCGTCCCGCAAAGACTGAGCGACCTTCTTGAGCTGGTTCAGCTCGATGTCGGTCATGCTCATTGGCACATGGGGGTCCTTGATGCGGCCCTTGATAGCCGCCTCCACATTCGCCTGGGAGTTCAGCCAAAACAACCTCTCCTCGATTTGCGGAAGAAACCGTACCGCCAGCGGCGGTGTGTCGGGCTTCTCGTTGATGTCGAACTTCAACTCGAGCCCCGGTAACTTGCAAGTCGTGGTGTGGGCGTCGACGACCGGTGGCTCCGCTTCGAGTTGCGGGCCCGATGGAGGGTCGTCGGACACCTGGCTGATTGGCGTCTCCCGTGGGGTGAACTTGACGGGCACAAGCGACTGCATGCCTATGCCCGAGGAGGTAAAACAGCAACGCGAAGCGTCAGCATGGCGTCCGCTCATGATGACCGATGCCAAGTAACCGAAGAGCTGGTCCAAGGCCGCGATAGAAATAGGATCGCCTGCTCGTCCCTTCTTGTCAAGCCGATACGTCGCAAAATGCGTGTTGGCATCACAAGTAGTCGAGGGCGCACCTGCGTACAACCCGGCACCGCCGGATCGCCGCATCAGATCCACTTCGCTCGCGGTCAAGAAGACCTTCTCTGTGGTGCATGGCACCGGGCGGAACACCCGGAGGGACTCGATCACTCGCTGCGTACATGTAGCAACGTGCGAGCGGTCTCGTCCCACCTGCAAGGTCAAAAGGAAGCAAAACTCGTCTTGAGCCGTGCGTCGCCCCACACAGTGCTCATAAGTCAGATGATCGAACATCCAACGGTGGCACAGGTAGCAGGGCTCCACACGGCTCGACAGCGGTCGGAAGCTCACAACCGCCATCACGTGTAGCCAGCCAACCCCAAAGGCGTAGGGGTCGACCCGGGCGCGCTTTTGCCCGGTTTTGGTCGCAGTATTTTAGCACAGGTCATCGGGGGACGACTTGAG